ATTTTACTTTACTTTTAATAATTAATTTCGTATAATTTAAGTAAATGGAGGTGATAAAATGGGAGTTGTTAAATATGATTATAATTTTGTTAAAGAATATGTTGAAAGTTTTAATTATAAATTATTAAGTGATTATATTGGTATACATGATAAAATAACATTAAAATGTCCTAATAACCATATTTATAAAACTTCATTTAATAGTTTCTATAGTAATAATTGTAGATGTGGAAAATGTAAAAATTTAGAAACAGCAAATAAGAGAAAATATTCAATTGAATATGTCAAAGAATATTTAAATTTATTTGGATATAAATTATTAACAAAAGATTATATTAACAATAAGCAAAAATTAAAAATAAAATGTAACAAAGGACATATCTTTTATATGAGTTTTAGTAAATTTAAAAATGCAAAACAAAGATGTCCGGTATGTAAAATGTCGAGTGGTGAACAAGAAATTTATAGAATATTACATAAATATTCTGATGACATTGAAATACAATATAAATTTAATGATTGTAAAGATAAAAAAAGACTTCCATTTGATTTTTATTTACCTCAATATAATTGCTGTATAGAATTTGATGGTATCCAACATTTTGAATATCAACCACACTTTGGAACTTATTCTAATTTTTTAAAACAGCAAAAAAGAGACAAAATAAAAACAGAATATTGTAAAAATAATAATATAAAATTAATAAGAATAGCTTATTATGAGTTTGATAAAATAGATGAAATTATAAAAAATGAATTAAAAGTAAAATAATAAATATGAATAAACTTCAACGACTATCCCTAAATGGGAGTACACTCAAGTGAGTGGAAATGGAGGATGCCTAGAATAGGTAGTGATATAGTCTACTCTTATAGGAAACTATAAGCAGTCGAAAGACGGTATGAGATTAACGACCTCATGCGAATAGTAAGGCATTAACAATGAACTGTCAAGTAATGGATGACGAATTCTTATGTATGATGCTTGGTGCTACTAAAGGTACAGATGGTAAAATATCTGTAACATCTTCAGTTCCAAACCAAAGTTATACAGCAGAAGGTACTTTTAGAACTACTTCATTAAACGGAGACCAATACAAAAAAATAAAATTCTACAACTTAAAAGCACAAGTTTCAGCTGATTTAACTTTATCTGCTTCTGATGTTTCTGAATTCTCATTAGTATTAGATATAATGGCAGATGATACTGGTAAAATAATGGATATAGAAAATACTACTGGTGGTGTATCTGCTGGATTTAATGAACCTGAAATTGTTTCTATAAAAGCTAAAGCTGATAAATAATTAAATATATACTTGATAAATGGTGAGAGATAACTACTATCTCTTACCATTTTTTTTATGCCCTAATAGTCTTATTTTAGATATGTAAAATAAAAAGAAGGAGATGATTTTTGTGGATAGATTAGCATTCACAAGCGATTTAATCGCAGATGATATAAGATGTAAATTAAAAGTTATAAGCAAAGAGGATGGTGAACCTAGTTACATAACTATATGGAACATCAAAGGTGATAGAAGACAAGAAGTATTAAATGAATTAAATACTATTATGGAATTACATGGTGAAGATGATGAAAAATTATTTAATATGTTTTATACTAGTCTTATTTTAGAATTCACTGATTTAGTAATAGATACAGATGAAGTATTATTTTTATTAAATGATAGCACATTAACTGGAAAAATGTTAATGCAAGAATTTAATGATATGATATATGAAATACAATATGAAATAGCTATGGATAACTTACAACAAACTAGAAATTTAGCTATGGCTTTAATAACTAAGTCTACAATAGATGAAATGAATTATGCACAAGAAAGAGTAGACCGTGCTAAAGATAAAAGAGATAAGAATATTTTTATAGATTTAGAAAAAGAAAAAAGAGAAAAACATCTTGCCTGTAAAAGAAAAGGAAATAAAAAATATAGAAAATAGGATGTGATTGAATTGGTTTTTGATTCAATGGAACAACTAGAAGCATATGTATTAAAGGCAATGGATGATTGTGCTAAATTAAGTGCGAAAAAAATGTTAGACATAATGACTGATGAATTAGAAAATAGAATTTATAATAATTATTCACCTAACCTATATGTAAGAACAGGTGATTTGATGAATACACCTCAAGTAATTTCTGCTGATTCAACTGGAATGCATACTGAATTTGTAGATAATGGTGGTTGGTTTAGTTTAGTAGGTGCAACAAAAGGGCAACATTTCTTTGCTTTAGAAGGATTAGAAGGTGGTCATTCTTGGGGAAGAGAAGCAACGAATGCTTACCCATTTGCTTACACTAGATGTCTTTCTGAAATACCCGACTATTATAGAAAATGTTTAGTGGCATTTGGAATACCAATAGTTTAATCAATCTATTAATAAGAAAGAGTGGTGGTAATTTGTGAGTGAATTTGATATAAGAATTGGTACGCAACTAGATACTAGTAAAGCGTTGCAACAATTGATGGAATTCGTCAAAAAATATGACAATAAAGAAAAGATAAATATAGACATAGGTCAAACAAAAGGTGTTAATAACATAAAAAACACAACTAAAGCTATGAAAGAAATGCAAAAAATAGCTAAAGCGTTAGGAAGCACAAAGATTGACATAGGTGGTAATATAGGTAAGGCTACTGGCGAAGCTACTAAATCATTAGAAAATAGCATAGACAAACAAGCTAAATCTATTGCCAAAATAACTAGTAATGCACAAAGAGATTTAACTAAAGATGCTCAAAAAGGTATTGGAAATAGTCTTAAAGGTATCAATGCAGAAATGAGAGATACCCAAAGAAATGTTGATAGAATGATTAGTACTCTTGAACGAGCTAAGAAAGTTGAATTAATAGACCAAAAAGGTTTAGATGAAGGATTAGCTAAATTAAAAGATATGAAAGCTAATCTTAATATAGGTAATATTGACAATGTAGAAAAAAAATTAGGGGAAGTAGCAAATGACTATAAGAAATTAATGACAGATGCAACTAAAGAAGCATTTAATAATGTTGAAGTATCAGGGTTATTAGAAGACTTAAAAGTTGTCAGAGAAGCTATGTCAGCTAAAAACATGGATTTAAGTGGTGTTGATACTTTAATTTCTAAAGCTAAACAACTTACTTCTTTAAGTGTTGACCAAATGTTACAACAGTATAAAGAATTAAGACAAGTATTTAGTAAGGAATTAAAAATACCATTAGGTTTAAGTGGCATAATGAATGCTGAAACTGCAATTAAAAATGTTTTAGATTATAAAAACAAATTAACTGCTAAAGTTTCAGTTGAAACAAATTCAGAACAAGTGGATATTTTAAAAGATAAAATAGTAAGATGTGATGAAGTTGTTGAACAACTTAGAGGAGATTTAAACTTAGTAGGTAGAAGTACAGCATTAAATTTAATGGAACAAGCTAATGAAAGAGAATTAGATACATTAAGCGCCAAATTAAAAAAATGTAAAAATGATTATGCTAGTTTAGAAAAAGAAAGAGAAAGATTAAATAAAGATAGTAGATACCTTGGAACAGAAGATTTAAACAACATAGAGAAACAATCATTAGCCATAAAGAAAAACCTTGATAGTTTAAATGTTGGAAATTTAAATACTGATAAAATAAATAAAGTTACTGGTGACATAGATAATTTAAGAAAAACAATAGAATCAACTGGTAATTCAGCTAAAAAATTAGATATAGAAGCAACAGTTAAAGTAGATATGAAAAATGCTCAAGACCAATTAAATGGTATGTATTCTGCTTTAATAAAATCTAATAAATCTACCGTAATGGTTAAAAAATATAAAGATGAATTAGAAGGGTTATTTGATTTATCTAAGACTAACCCAGGTGTAGCACTAGACAAAATAAGTGGTTTTATAGAAAAAGTAAATAAAGAAGCCAAGAATAAAGGTTTAGGTAAAATAACTGGTGGATTAGACCAATATAAACAATATTTAAAAGATTATGAATCATTGGTTAAAAAAGCTAGTGGTACTACAGATATTGGTTTTGCAAAAGCTTACAAATCAGAAGTTACGCAAATAGAAAAAGCATTAGACCAATTAGAAAGTGGATTTAATCAAACTCAAAAATCTATGGCTAAATCTTTGAGATTAGAATCAATTAATAAGAATACTCAAGAATTTACTAATCAAGTTGAGAAATCTATTAAGAAAACTCAAGAATATAAAAAAGAGTTACAAGCTCTTAATAACGATGTAAATTTTGATGGTCTTACTTCTAAATTAGGTCAAAAAGTCAAAGAAGAATTTGACGGAATGATTAATAAAACTAATCAATTAGAAAAAAGACTTGGTAATATGTTATCATCAGGTAATATAAATACTACTGAACTATCTAAATTAAAATCAGAACTTGAAAGTACTTTTTCCGGACTTTCTAAACTTAAAGATACTAGTATAAAAATTAAAACTGATGAAACTGTATCAGGACTTAATAAAATCAAAAAAGATTTAGAATCATTAGGACAAGATACTAGTCAAATAGAAAGAGTTATTAATGCATTAAAAGAACTTAAAGCCAATTTCAATGGTGGTACAGCAGGTTATAAAGAATTAGCTAATGGAATAAAAGCTATTGGAAAAGATAATAACTTAGAAAAACTAAATAGTTCTTTAGAAAAATCAGTTAAAAAATTTAACAATTTAGCTAAAGCTGTCGGAGAACTAAAGGTTAAAAATATAGGTAATATAGACCAAGGTGCTTTTCAATCTTTAGATAGTCAAGTTGCACGAATACAATCTCATATAGAAGGTTTAAATAAAAATGACATATCTTTAATAGATGTTAAAAAAGTTGAAGCAGAAGTAAACGAATTAAGCAACTGTGTAGAAAAAATGAGTAGTGAATTAACTCAATATAGTAAATATTTGGAAGAATATAAAAGATTATCTAGTCAAGCAGGTAAGACAAATGATGTTAATTTAGCTACAAAATACCAACAAGAAGCAGAAGGTATAAAAGGTGTATTAACTCAATTAGAAAGTGAGTTTACACAAGCTCAAAAATCTATTGCTCAAGGATTAAAAACTGATGCTTTCTCTAATGCTAATGAAAAAATGTCTTCTGAAATTAATAAATCAATTAAAACAGTTGACAATCTTAAAGAAAAACTTAATACATTAGATAAAGATGTACATTTTGAAAATATGACATCTGAATTAGGTAAAGAATTAAATAGTCAATTTGATACTTTAGCTAATAAAGGTGAAGAATTAAAAAATAAATTAAGTAAAATATTAGCATCTGATAACGTAGATATTTCTGCTTTAAGTAAAATTAAAAAAGAAATAAACGAATTTGCAAGTGAAGTTAATAATTTAAAAAATTCTGCAATGGATAATGTTATTAGAGAATCTTTTAATAACATTAAAATACCTAATTTAAATAAACAACTAGAAGCCGTTAAAGATTTAATGTCACTTAAAAATATGGACACTAGTGGTATAGATACTTTAATAGAAAGAACTAAAAAATTATCAAGTTTAAGCGTAGATAAAATAGGTCAAGAGTTTAAGGAAATACAAAATGCACTTAGTAAAGAAATTAATTTACGTTTAGGTTCTAGTGGTATCAAAGATATAGAATCTGCATTAAAAGTCATATTACAATATAGAAATGAATTAAAAAATAAAATAGCAGTTGAAACAGATTCATCAAAAGTAAAAGACCTTAATAATCAATTAGAAAAAACTGAGAATATAATAGAAAAACTTAAAGGTCAAAGTAGTGGTGGACTTGGTGCAAGTTTAATTAGCGATGCTAACAATAATAACTTAAAACAATTAGAAGATACTGCTAATGGATTAGAAAAAACATTCTCTAATTTAGAAAATGAAGTAAATAAATTAAACAACGAAGCATTGAATAAGGTTGACATAAGTCAATTAAGGGAAATGAATGAAGTTGTTAATGATGTAAAGAAAAATTTAGCATCTATTGGAGAAGGAAATATTAATGTTGATTCAATAAATAAAACAGCACAAGATATAGAAAAATTAAAAAGACTAATAGAAAACACTAAAAAGACAATTAGTGATATGAAATTAGAAGTTTCATTTAATGTTAAATCAAATGAAGCAGAACAATATTTAGCAGGGTTTGAATCAGCTTTATTAAGATTAGGTAAATCAACTAGTGGAATAAATGATTTAAAAAGTGAATTTGAAAGTATAAAAAATTCAGCTAACGGAAATTTAAGTAGTGCCATAAAAATGATTGATGACTTTATTAATAAATTAAAACAAATGGGTAGCAAACAAGGTCTAGGTAATATAAGTGGTACTATATCTCAATATAAACAATATGCTAAAGAATTACAACAAGCTATGAGTGGAGCATTGAAATCTAGTGGTTCTGATACAGCTAAAGGATTTGAACAACAAGCTGATAGAATAAAAAATGCTATGCAACGTTTAACTTCAAGTTTCAAAGAATCACAAAGAGAATCGGCTAATGCTTTTAACAGTAGTTCATTTAGTGGTTTTTCTTCTAAATATGAAGCTGAAATAAATAAAGTTGAAAAAAGTATAAACAGATTTAAATCATCAATGCAAAATTTAGATAAAGCTGTAAATTTTAAAAGTTTTCAAAGTGATGTAGGTAGAGGTTTATCTGAGCAATTTGACCAAATAATGGCGAAAGCTGAACAATTAAGAGATAAACTAAAGAGTGCATTATCTTCAGGTACATTTGATATAAGTGAAATAAATAGAATAAAAGATGAATTAAAACAAGTTGAACAAGAAGCAGATTCATTAAAACAAAAATCTATTGTATTAAAATGTGCTGAAAGTATATCTGAATTAGAAAAACTTAGTAGTAAAATAAGAGATATAGGTGGAGACACATCAAAAATAGACAGTTTAAGAGATGGGTTCGTTTCACTTGGTTCAGGTATAAGAGAAGGTACTGCTGGAATAGATGAAGCAATTTCTAAAATGAAATCTTTATCTTCGGAAACACAAAGAACTTTTAGTTCTTTTGAATCATCTACTGGTAAAATGGGTTCTTTTGGTTCTAAAATACAAGGTTTCTTTGGTTCTATAAAAGATTCATTTAGTAATTTTACTATTGGTGAATTAATGGCTGATGGTATAAATCAAGCTGTTTATCAAATAAAAGATACTATAGCTGGTTTAGATGAAGCAATGTCCGAATTTAAAAGGGTTGCTCCTGATAACTTTAGTTTAAACACATCTAACTTACAAAGTGTTGCTAATGAAGCAAGAGAAATAGGTATTAGTGTTGGTCAATCAGTAGAAGATGTTATCACTGGAATGAGTACTGCATTACAAGCAGGTGCAGGTGACATTAAAACAGCTTCTGAAATAGCTAAAAGTTCTGCCATATTCCAAAATGTTACAGATATGGATGCAAAAAGTGCCTCAAAAGCTATTTCTTCAATGGTTAACCAATATTATGATATGGATTCAGCATTAAATCAAGTTGACCACGGTGTAGGTAAATCTGTAAAAGGATACAATAACTTAACTGAAGCGATGGATTTGGTAATTGATTTGCCGTTTATATTAGAAATAATATAAATTATTAGAGGGCAAAATCGGTGAAGACTAAATATTTTAATTTATTTACTTTTAATAAAAAATATGGTATAATAATATAAAATAGGAGGGGATATAATGAGAAGATTGAGTTATGAATATGTAAAAGAGTATATAGAAAATTTTGGTTATAAATTATTATCAAAAGAATATAAAAACAATAAAACTGAATTAGAAATACAATGTAATGATTGTGGGAATATATTCCATATGAGATTTAACAATTTTAAAGATGGTAAACATAGATGTGAATGTAAGAGCAAACCATTAGTTTTGACATATGAATATGTTAAAAATTATATTGAATCATGTGGATATAAATTATTATCAAAAGAATATAAAAATAATGCAACCTATTTATTGGTTTGGTGTGGAAATCCTAATCACAAACCTTATAAAGTTAAATTTAATAATTTTAAAGATTGTAATAGTAGATGTCCTGAATGTAATACAACTTCAAAAGGTGAAGAAAAAATAAAAGAAATTCTAATAAAATATAATATAAAATTTAATCAACAATATTTATTTAATGATTGTAGAAATACAAGACCACTTCCATTTGATTTTTATTTACCACAGTATAATATTACAATAGAATATGATGGGAGACAACATTATAAATTAGATTGTTTTAATATGAATTTATTAGATTTAATGAATTTGAAATATAATGATAATAAAAAAACACAATATTGCAATAATAATAATATAAAACTTATAAGAATACCATATTGGGATTTTAATAATATAGAAAAAATACTTAAAAAAGAATTAAAAGTAAATTGAATAAAGTACAAGTTAATACCGAGATAACTTATTAGATTACGAAAAGGCTAATAAGTATTGTAGAGCATAGAGGATGAATAAATATAACTCCTCCAAGAGTGTCCTCCATCCTAACGTAAAGACGAGGATGAAAATATATGCCATACTGAATTGGAATAGACCAATTGATGAAAATGAGGGAAACCTCCAGAGCATAAGATAAAAAGCTTATGGATAATAACAATAGAAATTACGCTGGTTAGAATTAGCCAGGCTATATGGAGACATATAGTACAAATCTCTTTTGAATTGCTGGAAAGGGCTTAGAGCCTATTGAACTACAACGTAGATGAAAACATCAAACGTGAATGTTAAAAAATCAATAGGATTGTTCAATCAGCAGGTAAGATTCTAAGTGATAATTTATCATATGAATAAACTTCAACGACTATC